CGGTTACCGCGTCCGGGGTTATAGTCTCAGTTCGAGTAGTATCGAGAGAGAGCGCCGAATCTACCCGAACGATTTGCTTCGAGACTTCATATTGCCGCTTCTCAAATGCGTCTCTATCCGCGTCTTCGTCCCCGGTATAGAAATCCTCTTCTTCCGGCAGTACATCGTCCGGAGCAAAGTATTCATGGTATCTTCGGGTAACTCCGTCGATCGTACGCTCGACCACAAGCCAGAGACTATCAGAGTTCGTACTACTCGGCTCGCCCCCAATACTGATTACCTTAGTATCTGTTCCACCAAGATAGTGGGTATGCCACGCCGCGATCTTCTCTTGCTCTTTTGTCGACATCCCCAGAAGTACCCCGTCATCCCGTACAAGCCATAAAATATTGATTTTACCCTGCTGTATAGCCAATCGGTTTACCCCGGGATACGTGACCTCATCGGAAAGAATGTTAAGGTCTTCTGAGCTATAACTATCTTCGAGCAAGTTGTACGCGAAACGGTTAAGGATAAGGCCGCCACGCTGCACGTAAAAGAGGCTTGTCCCGAGACGGATCGGAAGCATATCTTGAACCCCGTAGAAATCGACTGACTGGACTGTAATGTCAGTACCCGATATGGGCGCCGCTTCAGTAGCTCCGTACGCCTTATAGACCCCGCCATACGTTCCTATAGCGAGGAATTTACTCGTACCCGCAAACCAGAATATCCGGTCAGCGGTATTGTTCTGCGACGCGATCGGAAAGACGACTGAATCTTCCGCATCCGAACCTACTGTAAAGTTATCGAACCGCGACGCGCCGTCATCGTCCGGGGCCATGCTCCCGAAAAACGTCTCCGGGTCGGTATTTGTCCCGCCGTAAAAAAGACGGCCGCCATAGAAAGCAACGGCTCCGGGCATGTTACCCTGTTTGAAGAGGTACCCACCGGAAGAGTAGGCGGCATACCCGGAGCTATCTATATCCGCGAGCGTATCGGGGTCTTTCAACGAAAACGTATCGTCAGTGAGATACACGACTGAATACGTGTTACCATTGAGTTCGGTCATACCGACTACCCCGTATATCTCGACAAGATCTTCAGTAAGAAGCCCGTGAGCGGTCGCGGTAACTACGCAAGGGTTCGCCTGTGTCGCTCCCGTAATAGCCACGGTAAATGGGTCTTCAGTACGGGTAAAAGTCGAAAGCGTCCAATCCGTTTCCCCGCTACGTATAAGTTTTCGCGGTTCATAGTACGGACTGACAATGTACATAAGGTCGGCTTTTTGCGCGTACTTGAGCGAGGGGATGTCCTCTTCCGCATAGGGGGTATCGACTTCATATACTCGCTCCGTGCTGCCTCCGGAAACGTACGCGGTAAAGGCCGTCATGTCGATCGCATCGCCGTCGAGGTCCTCCAGAGTGTACGTGTCCGCGTCTATTCTAACAACCAGATAATATTTTTCGTTAAGCTCTGTCGTCCCAACAACATCGTATATAAGGATCTGATCGCCCGTTACGTACCCATGCGTTCCGGAAGTGACTATCCCCGTAGTGATATCGATATCAGTGATAACTTTTGCGTCTTCAGTTATGACCCCGCCTTGAGAAAATATGCGAAATTTACCGGCTGAAAAAGCGAGGTCATAGGCTTGAGCATCGTTAAAGACGAAAGGAATATAGTATGCGAGGGCATTTAAGCGGGTAGGGATAGCGTACCGAGAGCCGGGCCTATATGTATCCGGCCCCTGTACTTCCCCTATAAAATTACGAGAGATAGATTTCCCGATCGGATACGTCGCGAGATCTACCCTTCCGAATAATTTTTTAGAAAGTAGTCCTCCGGCAAAATTGGTGAGAGGATTAGTTCGTTGCATATATTAGCACCCTGGGATTATCTCGGGATTAGACTGATTGACGCCCCATCCCGAAGCGTATACCCGTCGCGCGCCCATAAAACGACTGCGAGTGATCCGCCGGGGAGGATTATCCTGTCCGTTGATCGCCCGGGCTTCCATACGTGTGTCATCAAGCATCTTCTTAATGCCTTGTCGTAGCGTCTCTTTTCCACTAAAACCGTACGCCATGTTGTACGCCATTTGCTGCGCCAGATAGTTTTTAAAGAGCTCATCGTATTTTCCGACGACTAACTGATCTTTAATGTACCCTATATTAAGGTCGCTTGCACCTCCGTTGTTCATGAGGAGGAAACCTTCTTCGATCTGGTAGTCTACGCTCTGGAGGGTATCTATGTCATCGCCGATAAACCGCAAGCGGATAAAATCGTTAGGAAACGCGTACTTATCCGCGTACCCGAAAGCCGGAGCGGTAGCATTGCGCGAGAGAGTGGTCCGAGCTTTAGCGAAATTCCAGGGATGTGCCCGCAAAACCTGTCGCCGGGTAGTGTCATACCAACGGCTGCATATAGATTCGTCGTGGGTTTTTGGGTCACGGATATTCGTGATGGGCGGGACTTTAAGTAGGTCCAACGCCATATTGCAGAGATTGACTTCGCTCAAAATAGCCGGCATATACGCACTCCTTATCCCAAAAAAGCGTACCGCCTATCCGCTACGCGGTGGTGGTACGCTTTTCTGGTTGTCTACTACGTTCAGTTGCTACTACGTGGTCATTGCGAAAACCGCGCGCACCGCAATGGTACCCGCACCCGTACCGGCGGTGTTCGCCGTAAGGGCCAGATCATACTCCATTTCGGGAGCGGCTTGACTGTCACCAGCCAGCTCGAAAACCTGGTCGCCGAGCTCATCGATAGCGATCGACGCGAGGCCGTTCTGCTCCGAACCGATCGCCTTGCCCGCGGAGATGTTAGCCCCGTCCATAAGGACGTCTTTCACCCCAACCGCACCGCCGTTTTCGAGTGTCTGGTAAAACCCGAGATCGTAATCAGAGGCGCCGGTAATAGCATCGCAGTTGATCTCGATCTGGACCGGGACCATATTCCCGTTGACTTTGAAAAGACGATAGATAGACGTATCGCTGTCACCCGCGGCCTTTTCAAACTGCGTCACCATAGTGACGGTCTGCCCGCCACGGTTGAACACATTTTTCGTGTTCGAAGAAACATAATCGTTAATGACTGCCATGGTTAAACCCTCCGTAATTTTTTAGTAAACCCCGCCGCCGTTATGACGGCGGGGTCTAGATAAACGATCGCTTACGAAGCGGTCGTGGTAACTTTCTGGATCCTATCTTCGTCTGTCCGAACAGCGCCGATCTCACCGAGGACCTGGATGTAGGTGCTCTCAATGTAGCCAGGATAGTCCGGGATAACCTTCACTCCGAACTCCTTGGACATACCATAGATCAAGCCCTGGCTCGAGGCGGCGAAACAATCGCGCACCGCGGCAGCGACACTGAGCTGCGGGTTATCGACATTACTGCCGAACGTAACCAGGTCCATACCGAGCACCTGGACAACCTGGCCCTTATCGACCACGTAGTTGCGGCTAAAATCGCCGGACGTGAGCTGAGTGATGTTGAAGAGCTGTGTCTCTTCCTGTTCCGAGATACCGATGAGAATGTTCTCCGGCATGTCGGTACCGACTTCGTTCTTGCGGAAGTTCGCCCGGATCTCGAGGAGCTTCGCGTAGGTAAGACCGGCAGTCGCGTTAACGGTCTGACCGCCGCCACCCGCAAACGTCACGGTCGTATCGAACCTACGGCCGGTGGATACGTCAGCGAAGAGCGCCGAAATACCGATCGCATCGGCTTTCCGATAGATCGCGTACATGCAGTCACGAACGAGCTTCGAGCTCGGGTTTTCAAACATACCACGAACGTCACGGTTGTCGACAATGAGCTCGACAACGATACGATCTCTCAACATTCTGCGCCGTGAGAAATCGGGGTTCACCGGGCTGATACGGGGGTTCCGCTCGTTAGCGGTCCGGGCCGTTACCGTACCGGTACCATCATACGCCCACTCGTCGGCCGTAACCGGCACGGACGGAAAGCGGCCCATAAGACGACTTTTCGTCTGCTGAGCTTCCACGTGGAGAAGATTGGAAAACTGGGTTATTAGAACATTATCTATGGGAGCTGCCATTTGAAGATCCTCCGATTAGCCAAACATCATTAAGTGAGAAATGATGCTCCCCGCTACTCGCGGACATCGTTACGCGTTTGTAGATACGCGCATCGTTGACTATCGGACGGCTAAGCCGCTCCCCGTAATCTGATGCAAGTATACATTATTAACTTTAAAAAGGCAAATTTATTTTTTAACAGCTCGCATCTTATCCATAAGAAGTTTATTCTGATCCATAGTCTTCTGATGGTCCGGATGCCGAAAATCGGTAAACGCCGGGTTCTTCATAAGCTCGCGCTGCTGTGCGGAAAGGGCCTCGTATGTCTCGTTCCCCGAGCTTAGACCGCCAGTACCGCCGCCTTTAAACGCGTCTTCCTGGATGTACTTATTGACGATCCCGTTAAGCGCGGCGGTGATAACCGTAAGTGAGTTATTGTCGAGTTTGTCCACCATCGCGAGCACTTCGGGGGAGTTGTTCTCTTGGAGAAGTTTTTTCGCGTTTGTGATCGCGAGATCTTTTTTATCCCCAAAAAGTTTAGACGTTACCGTATCAAACTCCACGTCAACTTTTTTGTTCGCTTCGAGGACTTTTAAGTGCTCCCCGTAAAGATACTTCTCAAATCCGGACTGTAATTTCTTAGCGGTGTCTTTCGGGATCCCGACTTCGTGCATGAGCTTCTTGATCGCAACGTCAGTTTCGGGTACACGCTGCGCGTCTTTCATCTCCGGGAGAGTATCAAACTCGTAGTCTTCAAACTTAGCCGGTACGCCCATCGCGGAGCGGTAGGCACTTATCTCTTCCGGAGTAGCTTTCTCCCCCGGGATAATAACGCCTTTTTTACCGACCGTGGTATTGAGGTTATCGACCCACTTAAAAAACTCATCCGGGCTTTTCGCGTTCTGCTTAACCCAGTCTTTATCTTGGTATGTCTCGGGGATAATAGCAGTCAAAGACGGCGGCGGAGCGCCGGCACCGCCTTCGGGTGCGGGTGCGCCGTTATTCGGCTCCGGTGCTGGATTGGGTGTCGGGTCGGGCATTTTTGGGTACCTCCTCTTCACGTTTAAAATCAAGTTCAACAGCTTTTATGACTTCCGGTGTCATAAACTGTCTAAGCCGGAGATACACGTCACGGCGCGCGTTGTTATGAAATGTCCCTTCTATATCAACTTTTCCCGACTTCGTAACGACTGTCGAGGGCAAAGCAAAACCGGTTTCTGTATACAAAAAATTCAGAAGAGCTCGGCCGTCTTCTGTGGTCGCTACGCGAGATACAATCGCAATGAGTTTATTGCGCGCGATCGCCGTTTTCTCATTTAACTTCATGCGGGTTGCCCCGCCATAGCGGCGTCTTTACCCGCTCCGGCAACACTCTTCGCGGCTTCGGCCCCTACTTTTGCTTTCTCAATTTCCATTGCTTGCGCTTGCATTTGGCGTTTCGTGCGGATATTCGCTTCAGCAGTTTCAATCGCGACAAGGATCTTACTCGGCGCACCGCTCAGATCACGGATAGCTTCTATCGCTTCTCCGAGGTTAAGATACTCAAACGCGTCCGGGTTGAGGTTAGCGAGAGCGATGATCCCGTTAATCGTCTCGTTCACTCCGGCTTTTTCGGACGCCCTTAAAAGCTGCGCGGCCGGGGATATGTATTCGACATCATAGAAAGGTTTCCCCGCAAGTATCGCTTCTTGCACTTCCTGGGGGATGATTATCGGGTCAACACCGTTCGACAAAAGCATGCTCTGTTTGGTCCCATCGTCTTCTGTCACGCCCATGAACCCCATCTCAAAAAGGATATTCACCGAACGCTCAATGATCGGAGTAAGCTGTTCATTGAATATACGGGAGTAAACACTCGAGAGCGCATCAGACCGGATATCATACCGGATCTCTGCCTCGCCAAGCGTCATGCGGGTTTTATTATTGAGGTCGTAGAGTTTGTCGATGAGGAAGTGCTGCATGATCTCGGTACGGAAACCTTCGATCGCCACGGTAAGGCTTTGAAGTTCTCCGACATCAAAAATAATGCCGATAGGCGGCTGACCGTTCATGCGCCCGGACATATTGAACACCGAAAGGCCGCCGGCCGAAGTATCGACAACCGCCGCGCCGAGAGTGCCGTCATCCATTGTGTATAGCGGCGGTTCAACTTTCTTTTCAACCCCGACAATAAACGCTTCTTTAAGCGCGTTAAGCTGCATGATCGCGGGAAGCGCATC